CTCCCCGGTCTCCGTGGAATTGAAGGCAAGTACGAGCAGATCCCGTCGCAGTACGACAAGATCTTCACGAAGCACGACTCCAAGATGGCGCTGGAGCGTACCGCTGAAATGCGTTACCTCGGCCTCGCCCAGCTCAAGACCGAAGGCGGCCAGACTGCCTTTGATAACGGCGCTGGCGAACGCTACGTCTACAACCAGGAGCATACTGAGATCGCTCTCGGCTATGCCATCACTCGCAAGGCGATTGATGACAACCTGTACAAGACCCAGTTCATGCCTTCGAACCTCGGCTTGATTGAATCTTTCCATCAGACCAAGGAGATCTACGGCGCGAACGTCCTCAACACCGCGACGACCTACAATGCGTCCATCGGCGGCGACGGCAAGGCGCTCTGCGCTTCTGACCATCCCATCGACGGCGGCACGGTCTCCAACATTCCGGCAACTCCCGTTGACCTGAATGAGTCGACCCTGCTGAACGGCATGATTGGGATCAGGACGGCGTTCAAGGACCAGGCTGGTCTGAAGATCTTCGCCCGTGGCCGCAAGCTTGTTGTGCCTCCGCAGCTTGAGCCGGTTGCTATCCGTCTGACGAAGACGGAACTGCGCCCCGGCACTGCGGACAACGACGTCAATGCGATCATGATGACGGCGGGCGGTCTGCCTGAGGGTTACATGGTCAACGACTTCTTGACCTCGACCCGCGCTTGGTTCCTGCTGACCAACATCGATGGTCTGTCGTACATGGAGCGAGTGAAGTTTGAATCCGATATGCAAGTCGATTTTGTCACAGACAATCTGCTTGTTAAGGGTTACGAGCGCTACTCGTTTGCATATTACAACTGGCGCGCCATCTGGGGTTCGTTCCCGACCTAAGTCAAAGAGGCGGGGTTCAAAGCCCCGCCTTTCATCTAGGATTTCTAGTCGCGTTGACCGGCCTAGCGGACGCTGCACAAGACAACGCGACGACTCGTGCAGGAGGCTCAAATGAGCACCACTACTTTCACTGGCCCGATCAAGGCTGGCGATGTTCTTAATACGACTGGCACCACTGCCGGTACGGTTAAGAATGTTGGATTCGTTATAATGGCGCAGGTTGCGCCCATCACGCAGGCTGGCACTGCTACGGCAGCCTCCACGGGGATTGTTATTCCCGCTTATAGCCACATTGTTCAGATTCAAATGCTGAACACGGTTGGTTTTAGTGGAGTGTCGTCTAACATCAGCCTTGGCACTTCCGCAACTGCCACTGAGCTTGTCGCGGCCACTTCTGTTGCCAACATCGGCATTACTGGGTTGACGCCGGGGACGGATGCCACTCGCTCCGCACTTTGGTCTAATGTTGGTGCGAACGATGTCATCATCTACGCTCTGTCCACCAACACTGGCGCGGGTGTTGGTGATCTTGTTGTTCGCTACATCCAAGCTGAGAACGCTTAAGCCATAGGAGGCTTCTATGAAGGGTAAAGGTCAGCACAAGCTCGGAAACCCGTCGCCTAAGAACCCTGGCGGGGATTTCTATGCCGGTGGTCAGTCCGAAGTTGCCAAGGAGGCCAAGGACAAGTCCGAGGGCTTCAAGCGCGGCGGCAAGACCGTCAAGATGGATGGCAAGAAGGCCAAGGCTGATATGGGTCGCAAGCCCCGTATGAGCGGCGGCAAGGTAATGTCGTCTGCCAATTCGGGTACGCCCCGCAGCAAGTCTTCTCACTACTAAGATCGTTTCTCCCGGATCTGGTGTGAGACTAACGGGGGCCGTGTGCCCCCGTTTTTGCAGGAGATTGCTATGACTGCTGCCTGGACACGTAAAGAAGGCAAAAACCCCGAAGGTGGGCTCAACGAAAAAGGCCGGGCGTCCCTCAGGGCGCAGGGTCAGGATATTAAGCGTCCCCAACCAGAAGGGGGGTCGCGAAAAGACTCATTCTGTGCAAGAATGACCGGCATGAAGCGCAAGTTGACGGGTTCGGCAAAGGCCGCAGACCCCGACAGCCGCATCAACAAGTCACTGAGGAAGTGGGACTGCTGACATGGCCGAGAAGCCTTTCTGGGAAAAAGACGCGCCAAAAGATGCTAAAGTGAAGCATCTTGACCGCAAGCAGATGCAGTCTGCCAAGGCAATGGCTAGGGCTGCTGGGCGGCCTTATCCTAATCTTGTTGATAACGCAGCGGCATCTCGCATGAAAAGGAAGCCCTGACCATGAAGCTCGGAACAATTACGGTTACTGGCACTGGCCGCAGCAATGTCTGCGCGGTTGATGACTTCCAAGCCCCATTCAATGTTGGCATTGGCGCAAAGCTGACCGGCACCGCGACGTTCAACATTGAGTACTCATTCGATGATCCCATGACTGATGGCTACACGGCGGCGGGAGCTACTTGGTATATCGCCCCAAGCTTGGGAACATTGAGCGCCTCTACTGGCGGGGCTCTAACAATCCCCTGCAAAGCAATCTCGATTAACATCACCGCCAGCACCGGCACTGTGTTAGCAACCATAGTTCAAGCTGGACCCGCCTAATGGCCACAAGTAACACCTACACGTTCAACCCGTCGCTCGGCGAGATTGTAATTTATTCTTACAATCTTATCGGCATTCGTGGGACTGCGTTGCTGCAAGAGCATATGGAGGCCGCTCGCATGGCTTCTAACATGCTTTGTGCTCGCTGGTCGAACCAAGGTGTGAACTTGTGGGCTGTTGATCTTGTGACGACGCCTCTTGTAACGGGCACTGCCACTTATGCTGTCGATGGCAATACGGTTATGATTTTGGACGCTTATGTCCAGAATGATGATTCCGGCGCTAACATTGACCGCATAATTCTTCCAGTGAGCAGGACGGAGTATGCCAGCTATCCCAACAAGGAGCAGCAGGGCTTCCCGACTGTCTATTGGTTTGATCGCCTCATCAGCGCTTCTCGGTCTACTGGATCTGCTGGCCCTACGGTTACTCTTTGGCCCGTTCCAAACACAGACAATGGGCCTCAGTATCTGAAGTACTATCGGGTGCGTCAGATACAAGATTCTGCGCTGACAAACGGGCAGACTGTTGAGATCCCGTACTTGTGGCTTGAGGCTTTTGCTTATGGCTTAGCAATGCGTCTTGCCCAAATCTGGAACCCTGCTGCGGTGGCAATGATCAAGCCAATGGCTGACGAATCATACCAGATCGCCGCTGATCAAAACGTGGAAACTGCGCAGCAATACATCTCGCCCATGATTTCTGGCTATTATCGATAAGGGGGCATAGATGGGCTATGCATCCAGATCAGGCCGCGCCAGGACAGACGCCCGCAACCCGCGAGCTTTTGCGATTTGTGATCGTTGCGCCCTCTGGTACAACCACTATCAGCTATCTTGGCAGTACGACTGGGCTGGCGCTGCCTTGGTTAACAAGCGCATTCTCGTCTGCAATACGTGCTATGACACGCCTCAAGAGCAGTTGAGGGCTATTGTTATTCCGGCAGATCCTGTGCCGATTGTGAACCCACGTGTCGAGCCTTATGCTTGGGACGAGATCGACCGTCGTCAGGTGTCTGGATATGACGCAACAAATCCGCAAACTGGTATCCCGGTTCAACAGGGCGACACTCGCGTCACCACCATCGATGGTGACATCCCCGATCAAACCCGTGTTACGCAACAAACCGGTGAAGCCCCATATGGGACAAACCAAAAGCCCGGCACTGATCCAAATGCTGTCACTTACCGCGACATCGTCAATGTATCGAACAATGGCATTGGCATTATTCGCGTCACTGTCAGCGTCACATCTGGATTCAAAACGGGGCAAAGAGTCATCATCAACGATGTTGTTGGGGTTACCGCCGCTAATGGCAAATGGACCATAACGGTCATCAACCCCAGTCAATTTGATCTTCAGAACTCCACCTTTTCCGGCGCGTATGTCAGCGGTGGGTATGTTATAAATAATCCCAGCTTGCCCTACGGCTTCGACGAAGTGCCCAAGACAGGACCGCTCTGATGCCTCGTTACGCTAGTAATATTCAGATCCCCAACCTTGGCGCGGCTATTGCGCTCAATGGCACTGAACAGGTTGAGATTGTTCAGTCTGGCGAATCCAAGCGCACGACGACGTTAGATATTGCCAATCTTGCGCTGGGCCCAACTGGGAATCGTGGGCCGACTGGCCCCACCGGCGCGGCGGGAACACCGGGAGCTGCTGGGCCTACTGGAGCAGCATCTACAACCGCAGGGCCCACTGGCGCAAATGGCCCCGCTGGTCCGACAGGCCCAACAGGCGCTGCATCTACAGTATCTGGGCCAACTGGCGGCTCAGGCCCAACTGGGCCTACTGGGCCGCAAGGGGCCCCCGGAACCAATGGTGCTGTTGGCGCGACTGGTCCAACTGGCCCTGCATCGACAGCAGCGGGCCCTACTGGTCCTACTGGCCTGACTGGTTTGACTGGTGCAACTGGCTCTACCGGCGCTACCGGGCCTACGGGTCCTTCTGGATTGTCCGGCCCCACTGGGCCAACGGGCGCGGCGTCAACTGCTCTTGGGCCCACTGGGCCGACTGGTCCAACAGGTGCGACAGGCCCAACGGGAGCTTCGTCCACTGTTGCAGGACCCACCGGCCCAACTGGGGGTACTGGGGCAACAGGTTCTACTGGGCCGACTGGGCCTACTGGCGCGGCTTCCACCGTTGCTGGCCCCACGGGAGCCACAGGCTCCACAGGAGCCACTGGCCCAACCGGGGCGGCATCTACCGTCGCTGGACCTACTGGCCCAACAGGAGCTACTGGCCCTACGGGCTCAACGCCTCCTATTGGCGGCTCAACTACTCAGGTGCAGTACAATAACAGTGGCTCGTTTGCTGGCTCGTCAAAATTTGTTTTTGATGGGACTAACGTAGGCGTTGGTGGTACGCCAACAGCGAGCAGCAATAATGTCCAGCCATTGGCGCTATATTCTCAGGGCCCGTCTAACCTAAGCGTATTCCAAGGTTCGGCCAGCGTCCCCAACACGACAAGCAATAGCCCGCTCGTTTGGGCTCAGAACTATGTGAAGTACAACTATCCCGGCGACCCTTATGCCCAGAGCGTTGGCGGGGTTTTTGCGGATGTTGAGGTTATTGGGAATCCAACTTCTGGAACCCAAATTAACGGCACTTGGAACGCCATATTTGGCAATGCGGTCAATAACGGCATCAACTGGGGCACCTCTACATCGCAAAATTGGAGCACCAAAGGCTCTGTCATTGGCGTAACGGGTTTTGCTCGCACAACTGGGTTCCCCGGTGACGGGCAGATCATTACTGGCTTGTGGGGCTATCCGCAGGGCCCAACGCTTGATGCAACAACGCAAGCCAATCTGCCAACAGCAAATTGGACTCTTTGCGGCTTAGAGGTAAACATCCAGATTAATCATCAAGATATTGGAGAGCAATCGCTTCTGGTTGGGCAAGGCAGCAGCGTTGGTGTTCTTGCATCCAACTATCGCACTCCCAATACGGGTGTTAAGGATTGGACGTTTGGTATTGCCTACATTGGCAGTCCCAATGACGGGAATTATTCCAGCACAAACGTGGACAACTGGAATGGTTTCTACACCGGCATCTTGCTCGACAAGATTAAAGCCAAGGGAATCCGTTTTGGGCAGTACTTTAAAAACGGCTCTTATGGCATTTGGTTCCCGGATTCGTATGCTGGGACACAAGAGCCTGCTGCTGCTATCTATCTTGGTAACAGCAAGATAAACATGGGGGAGTATACGGGGTCAAACTTCAACAACTATGATCTCTGGAACAATTCCGGTAGATTGTTCTTCAACGATGGGTCTGGGTACAATCGCATCTTGATGCAAATGGCGAGTGATTATACTGCGACTGTCACATCTCTGGTGGGCTATATCTTGGTCAAGGATAGCTTGGGGAACTTCAGAAAATTGGCGGTGATGTCATGAACAATGATGTGATGAAGGTGATTGCGGAACAGATTGGCGCTTTGGTCATCACCAATGCAAATCTTGTTGCCAAGATCACACAGCTTGAAGCGCAACTAGCCGAATTGCAAAAAGCCCTAGAAGCCGGTAATGGTAATGTAGGGAATCTGGAGGCAGTAGGCTGACCCAATGTCCAATGTACAGATCCCCAATCTCCCAGCAGCAACAGCGTTAACTGGCACTGAACAAATTGAAATTGTTCAGGCGGGTACGTCCCGGCGCACAACTGTTGGAGCGATTGCGGGGACTGTCGCCGGACCTACGGGCCCTACTGGAACTGCTGGCCCCACGGGTGGCGTTGGCCCTACTGGCGTACCGGGTGCTACGGGCCCCACTGGCGCGGCTTCTACTGTCGCTGGGCCGACTGGACCTACTGGTGCAACGGGACCTACAGGATCAGCATCCACGGTAGCCGGTCCTACTGGACCCACTGGTGATGGTGGTCCAAGAGGACCTACAGGATCAAGCGGTCCCACAGGAGCCACTGGCCCAACGGGCGTTAACGGTGACATTGGCCCAACGGGCCCAACGGGGAGCGTGGGCCCCACCGGATCTCTGGGCCCCACCGGCCCTACAGGCAATACTGGACCCACCGGCCCCACAGGCGCAGCTTCAACTGTTGCCGGTCCAACTGGGCCGACTGGGCCGACTGGGCCAACAGGTGCAGCTTCAACCGTTGTGGGCCCCACCGGGCCTACGGGCCCTACTGGGGCCACGGGCCCCACTGGTGCGGATTCGACTGTAGTTGGCCCCACAGGGCCTACAGGCCCCACTGGCACGGCGGGAACCAATGGGCCTACGGGCTCGACCGGCCCTACTGGGACAGCAGGAACAAACGGCCCAACTGGTCCCACGGGCCCGACTGGGACCTCAGGTGTTAATGGCCCCACCGGCCCAACCGGCACTGCTGGAAGCACTGGCCCAACTGGTCCTACGGGTCCTACTGGAACCACCGGATCGACTGGCCCCACCGGCCCGACAGGTGCTAAAGGAACATCATCTAACCTGTTCCTTTACCGCGCCAACACTAGCGCAACGTCTGGCTATCCCGGCGACGGTGATATTCTTTGGAATGCCACAACTCAGATCAGCGCCACGCAGATCAATGTCAGTCATTTGACTGATGACAATGTAGACATCGACATTTTTCTGGCGCTTCTTTCGCTCAATGAGCAGATCATTATCCAAAGCCAGAGCAATAGCGCTGATTATCAAACTTGGACAATTTCAGGCACACCAATCCATAACAATCCCGGCGCAGCCAATTCGTATTGGACATTTCCTGTTACGCTGACAGATTCTGGCGGCACAGGCACAACCAACTTCTCTAGCGGTCAAACGCTGTTTCTTGCGCTTGTGAACGGCGTCACTGGTCCTACAGGCCCAATTGGCCCTACTGGCCCCACGGGTTCTACTGGGCCAACTGGACCCACGGGGCCCACAGGAGTCGCTTCATACACACGAACCACCTACACTGCGACAACCGGTCAAACTACCTTTGCCGCCACATATACTGTTGGCTATGTGCAAGTCTATTTGAATGGCGTGTTTCTTACGGGCGCTGATTACACGGCGACAAATGGAACGTCGATAGTCTTGGCTGTGCCTGCTTCTGCTGGTCAGATTGTCGAGATCATTGCAATCACCGTTAATTCGTTTGGTGTTGGCCCCACTGGTCCAACTGGAATAACAGGGCCAACGGGCCCCACCGGTTCTACAGGCCCCACAGGTTCGGCCTCAACCGTCGCTGGCCCCACTGGACCTACAGGTCCGACAGGCGCTGCCTCGACAGTTGCGGGGCCGACTGGTCCTACTGGCCCAACGGGAGCCGCCTCAACTGTTGCTGGTCCGACAGGTCCTACAGGACCTACAGGCGCGGCTTCAACTGTGGCTGGGCCTACAGGGCCCACTGGGCCAACAGGACCTACTGGCGCAGACTCCACCGTTGCTGGCCCAACAGGTCCCACCGGCATAACCGGCCCTACAGGCCCCGCTGGAACCGGCACCAACATCTCGGTTTCGGATGAGGGTACGCTTCTTACCTCCGGTGTCACCAGCTTCAATTTCACTGGCGCGGGCGTCACTGCCACGGCGGCGACAAATGCTGTCACGGTGAACATACCCGGTGGTTCTGGCGGGGGCACTTACACCCGCACCACATTCACAGCGACTGCTGGTCAAACAAGCTTTACGGCCTCCTACACGGTTGGCTACGTTCAAGTCTATGTGAACGGAATCTTGCTCAATGACACGGACTACACGGCCACCACCGGCACCACCGTTGTGCTGGCGTCTGCGGCTGCTGCTGGCGACATTGTCGATGTGATCGCGCTCAATATTGGCACGTTTAGCAGCGGCGGCTACACCCGCACTAATTACACAGCCACTGCGGGCCAAACCACTTTCACAGCGTCCTACACGCCCGGTTATGTTCAGGTCTACCTGAATGGCGTCATGCTCGACATCACCGACTACACGGCAAGCTCTGGCACTTCTATTGTGCTGGGCACTGGCGCGGTTGTTGGGGATTCCGTCAGCATCGTCGCGCTGACTGTCAGTGGGTTCTCTGGCAACGTGACATCCGTTGGCACCCCAACCAGTGGGCAGTTAGCTTCTTGGACGGGCGCAACGAGCATTCAAGGGTTTGCACCATCTGCTATCGGCGATGTGCCGTTTACAACTGATGGAACGACTTGGGCTTCGACGCAGAAGATTGTGCGGGGCACTTCTGTTGCTACCACAAGCGGAACCAGCATTGACTTCACCAGCATTCCATCTTGGGTCAAGCGTTTAACATTTATGTTTAACGGCGTCAGCCTAAGTGGAGTGTCCAGTTTTCTACTTCAACTTGGGTCAGGATCAGTGACAACAACGGGCTATAATAGCCGTTGTGTTGCACCGGGAAGCTCTATAACTCAAACAGGTACATCGACAAGCGGCATTTTGTTAATATCAGGCGCTGCCGCAAACGCATTTTGGGGGACTTGTACATTCACTAATATCTCGGCAAACATTTGGGTGGCGGCAATATCAGGTGGCATATCGGACGGGACCGTAAACTACAGTCTTACTGGAGGCGGCAATATATCGCTCTCTGGCGCTCTCGATAGAGTCCGTCTCACTACAGTCAACGGCACCGACACCTTTGACGCTGGCTCCGTCAACATCCTCTACGAGTAGGAACTAGAAATGGCGAACGCTCGTAACCTATCAACACTAGCGCAGGGAGCCAGCACAGCGGGCATTCTCGCTGGAACCTATGGCGGCACTGGCGCGTCATTGTCGCCTACGACTGCGGGCAATACGATATTCACCACTGACGGAACCAACTGGTCATCTACGCAGAAGATTGTGCGCGGGACAACGGTTTCTGCGAGTGGAACAAGCATTGATTTCACCGGAATCCCGTCTTGGGCTAAACGTATTACGGTGATGTTTGTTGGTTTTTCTGGGAGCGGAACAAGCAGCTTCTTAATCCAACTTGGAACATCATCTGGTCCTACGACAAGTGGATATGTTGGATCGAATGGTCGATCTGCTACTTTTGCTTATTTTAGCTCAGGGTTTATTTTAGTAAACGGACCAACTGCAAGCCAGCTCTATAGTGGGGCTGAAACATTCAGTTTTGTTGGCAGCAATACATGGTCTGGAACAGGGACCATATGTTCAAATTCGGCAGATGGATATTATGTAAATGCTGGCTATGTGACGCTTGCTTCAACTTTAACGCAAGTCCGCATCACCACAGTGAACGGCACCGACACCTTCGACGCTGGCTCCGTCAACATCCTGTATGAATGAGGGATAACAGATGACCATCTCCCGCAACATATCAGTCATGGCGCAGGGTGCTAGTACGGCTGGCGTTCTCAATTCGGCATACGGCGGATCGTTGGCATGGCAAGCAGTGCAGACCGGCAACTTCACGGCTGTGGCGGGCAATGCTTATCCGGTCAACACCACATCTGGCGCGGTGACAGTAACTTTGCCTGCGAGTCCGACTGCTGGTCAGGCTGTGCAATTGACGGACTATGCCGGGACGTGGGATACAAAAATTGTTACCGTTAATCCCAATGGAAAAAAAATAAATAGTGCAACTAACAACGTTTTTCTTTCTACAAATCGCGAAACGGTTGCGTTTGTTTATGTAGACTCTACGCAGGGCTGGCTGGCATATTCGGGATTTAACGCATCAACGCCGACAAATACCTACACGGCTTCTTATCTTGTAGTTGCTGGCGGCGGGGGCGGTGGCGGAGATGTTGGTGGCGGCGGCGGCGCTGGTGGATTACTGTCTAGCACAGCGACATTAACATTAGGCACCACATATACGGTAACAGTAGGCGCTGGCGGTGCTGGGGCTACTGGATCAAATCCCGGAACAGTTGGCAGCAACTCTGTTTTCTCTAGCTTTACAGCAACTGGCGGCGGGGGCGGCGCTAAAGCGAATGGCGCAGCAGGATCAGGTGGGTCAGGCGGCGGCGGCGGTTGGAGTAATTCATCTGGAACGGCTGGCGGATCAGGAACATCAGGACAGGGTTTTGCTGGCGGCACAGGTGGTACAACTTCTCCCGGCACAGGCGGAGGCGGCGGCGGCTCGTCTGCTGTTGGCGCAACCGGGAAGCCCGGCTCAACTGGTATTGGCGGCGCGGGGACATTGTCATCAATAACTGGTTCTGCTGTCACTTATGGTGGCGGCGGTGGTGGTGGCGGTTACAACACAACTGGCGGTGCTGGCGGTGCTGGCGGTGGCGGAACTGGCGGTCAAGTTAATGACCCCGGAACAGTGATTTCAACGGCAACCGCTGGAACTGCTAACACTGGCGGCGGTGGTGGCGGCGGCGGCGCGTATTCCCAGAACGGCGCGGCTGGCGGCTCCGGCGTTGTCATCTTGTCTGTGCCCACCGCATTTTACAGCGGCACTACGACCGGTTCGCCAACAGTAACCACCAGCGGGGCTAACACCATCATCAAGTTCACAGCATCAGGGAGCTACACGGCATGACCCACTTCGCGAAGTGCCTAGACGGCAAAGTCATCCAAGTCATCGTCGCTGAACATGAGTTTTTCGACACCTTTGTCGATAGCTCTCCCGGCCAATGGATACAGACCAGCTACAACACTCGTGGCGGGGTCCACTACGGGGCAAACGGTGAGCCTGATGGTGGTGTAGCCCTGCGCGGCAACTACGCCGGGATCGGCTACACCTACGACTCCGTGAACGATGTGTTCTATGCACCGCAACCGGGGCCTGAGTGGACGTTGAACACTACCACATGGCTCTGGGAAGCGCCCGTAGAATAGGAGGTTTACATGGAACGCATAGAGATCAACGTCGAGACTGGTGAAGTCAAGGTCATCCAGTACACGCCAGAAGAAGAGGCCGCTGCGCTGGCTTACGCCGCTACTATGCAGGAGCCTGTGCCGCCCAAACCGACGCTGGAAGAGTTACAGGCGCAGCTTGCTGCTATCTCGGCGCAGATACAGTCGCTGACAACTGGGGCTTAATTTTTATTAAAAATGGAGAATTAAAAAATGACAATTACCCGCAATTTTTCCATCTTGGCTGATGGGGCAAACTCCTCAGGAGTCCTTGCCGTTACCAATGGCGGGACTGGTGCGGCTACTTTAACAGCCAACAATGTGATTCTCGGGAACGGCACTGGCGCGGTTCAATTTGTTGCTCCGGGCGCTTCCGGCAATGTTCTTGTGAGTAATGGAACAACGTGGGCTTCAACTTCTGGCGCTGCTGGCCCCACTGGCCCGACAGGACCCACTGGTGCTACCGGTTCCACAGGGCCTACTGGCCCAACAGGACAGACTGGGCCCACTGGCCCTACTGGAACTACAGGTTTGACGGGGCCAACAGGCCCTACTGGCAGCACCGGCTTAACCGGACCTACTGGGCCTACGGGGACAACTGGAGCTACAGGTAATACTGGCCCCACAGGCCCTACAGGCTCTACAGGTTCAACTGGATCTACTGGCCCCACAGGTCCTACTGGATCAACTGGGGCTACCGGATCTACAGGCCCTACGGGCCCTACTGGATCAGCCGGAGCCACTGGCGCAACAGGTCCCACTGGCCCTACTGGCTCCACAGGTGCGACAGGTTCTACGGGGCCAACAGGGCCTACGGGTTCTACGGGCTCTACGGGTTCTACGGGGCCAACTGGGCCAACAGGAATCGGATATTCTGGGCTAACATCCACAACATCCACTACTATTGGAACTGGATCTAAAACTTTCACAACCAACTTGGCTTCGACCGCTACTGCATTTGCAGTCGGGGAGCGTGTGCGTGTTGCCTATACTACAACCCCCGCCAACTATATGGACGGCTCAATTACAGCGTTCTCTTCTACGTCATTGACTGTAAACGTAGATCTTGTTGGTGGTTCTGGCACTTTTGCTACTTGGAACATTGGCATTGCCGGGGCAATCGGCCCTACTGGCTCTACCGGCGCTACCGGTTCTACGGGGCCAACGGGTCCAACCGGTTCTACGGGGGCAACCGGCAGCACGGGCCCCACCGGGCCTACAGGCTCTACTGGCGCTACTGGGTCTACTGGTCCCACGGGCCCAACCGGTTCAACGGGCGCAACAGGTGCCACGGGTGCAACTGGTCCTACAGGTTCAACGGGCGCAACAGGCTCTACCGGCCCCACGGGGCCAACTGGTTCAACGGGAGCGACGGGAGCCACTGGTGCAACGGGGCCAACAGGTGCAACAGGCGCTAATGGAACAAGCTCGATCACTGTCGGCACGACGCCCGTCGCCAGCGGCACAAACGGGTATCTTCTGTACAACAACGCCGGAACACTTGGGAACCAAACATTTCCTGCGGCTGCTAATGGGCAAACGCTGACTGGAAATTTGTATTGGGGGCCTGCATCTTCTGTGCTTTCTACGAATGGCGACCTTACCGCAATCCGCTCCGGTGGAACAACTGGTGTCATTTATTTAGGGAACAGTGGCTCCCGTTATCTTTATTATGATGGCACCAATTATCAGATGCCTAGTTCTAATTTGTACATCAACGGTGCTCAGGCAGTCACGAACAGCGGCTCGTGGAGTATTACATCTGCCAATACCAATTCAATCAGTAATGTCCTTGGCATCAGTTACACATGGACCGCAAATCAGTTCTTCTCATATCTTGGCGTGACAACTAACAGCACCGGGGACGCTTATGTCGGCATGAGTCTGACAAATGCGTACAATGGTGGCGCGGGTGTTTCATATATAGACAGCCAAGGGCGCAGCGCGGTAACGGATTCCAACTGGTTTATCACGCACAATGCTGACTACTCGTCCTACATGTCTTGGGCAACTCAGGTTGCTGGGACAAATACGGATCGCCGAGTTCAGCGTTTGATCTTGGCATCGGATGGGTCTATTTACCCCGGCGTCGATAACGCCCAACTTTGTGGCATCAACGGCTTGCGTTGGTCTGCGGTTTGGGCCGCAAATGGAACGATTCAAACTTCTGACGCTCGTGAAAAGAACAGCGTTGAAGATAGCGTTCTTGGCTTGAACTTCATCACAAAGCTTCGTCCCGTCTCCTATAAGTGGAACGTAGGCGGACGCATCGCTGACGCGAATAACACAAAAGACGAGAACGGCGATCCTGTTTTCAATACCACAACCACTGACGTCCCCGGCCAACGTCGGCATTTTGGCTTGATCGCTCAGGAAGTTAAGGCGGTTTTGCCAGATGGCGTGGACTTTGGCGGCTGGGTGCTGACAGACAAGGATGATCAAAACAGCCAACAGGCTCTTCGTTATGATCAGTTCATCTCTCCGCTTATCAAGGCTGTTCAGGAACAACAGCAAATGATAGAAGAGTTAAAGCAGCGCATTCAGACTCTAGAGGCAAAACCTTAACTGGCGCGGCTACTATGATTTAATCTGGCTAGGAGGGGATAGCCAATGCCAAGCAGTGATACACGAGGCAAGGAACAAATAGTCAATTTTGTTCGAAACTTAAAACATGAACGTATCTTGGACATTGGCTGTGGCGAAGGAACTTATGCCAAGCTGTTTCCAGAATCGAACATGACGGGCGTTGAGATTTGGAGTCCGTATGTTGAAGAGTACAATCTCCATGATCTTTATCCAGAACTTCACATAGACGATGCTCGGTCTTGGGAGCCAAATGGGCAGCGTTGGGATATTGCGGTTGCGGGTGATGTTCTTGAACATATGAATGAAGAAGAGGCCAAGAGCCTCTTTGAAAAACTGCGCTCATGTGCTGACTGGGTAATCATCAGCATCCCATTCAATATGGCGCAAGGCGAATGGGGCGGGAACCCTTATGAGCGGCATGTCAAAGACGATTGGACCCATGAAGAGGTTAAGCGCGTTTTTGGGAATCCTACTTGGTGCCATATCGACTACCCTATTGGGGCCTATGCCTTTAAGGGCATAGGTCATGAGCGTTTGAAAATTTGCGTCTATGCGATCAGCAAGAACGAGGCGCATTTCGTTCAGCGTTTTTGTGAATCAGCCGCTGGCGCGGATATGATCCTCATTGCCGATACGGGGTCAGATGATGGTTTACCTGAAGAAGCTGCCAAATATGGAGCGACTGTTCATCACATTAGCATATCTCCTTGGCGATTTGATCTCGCTCGCAATGCGGCTCTTGCGTTGGTGCCACGCGACATGGACGTTTGCATCAGCTTGGACATTGACGAAGTTCTCCAGCCAGGGTGGCGCGAAGAAATAGAGCGGGTTTGGATCAAGGGGAAAACAACTCGACTCCGCTACATGTTTGATTGGGGATGTGGGATTAGCTTCTACTATGAGAAAATCCATGCCAAGCATGGCTATATGTGGCATCACCCTTGTCACGAGTATCCCATATCGGACGGGCGCATTACGGAGGTTTGGGCTCAAACGGATTTCCTTCTGGCAGTCCATAAACCAGACCCAACAAAGTCCAGAGGCCAGTATATGGATCTCCTTGAGCTATCTGTTCAGGAAGATCCAGATTGTCCGCGCAACGCATTCTATTATGCGCGTGAACTGAGCTTTCATGGACGTTGGCAAGATTCCATCGCCGCCTGTAAGTCATATCTACAACTCCCCCGCGCCACATGGATGAATGAACGGTGCTATGCGTACCGTGTCATGGGTCGCTGCTACAACGAGCTTGGTCAGCCGCATGAAGCTGAAAAGGCGCTTCAAATGGCTGCGTCAGAAGCTCCAAACACTCGCGAGCCTTGGTGCGAACTTGCAATGCTCATGTATCGCCAATCTCGATGGGAAGAATCTTTTGCGTATGCCATTCGCGCTTTGCGAATTACAAACCGTGAATTGGTCTACACTTGTGACCCAGAGGTTTGGGGGCCCCAGCCGCATGATCTTGCCAGTGTTGCCGCTTGGAATCTTGAGCTTTACGGCCCAGCTTTGCATCATGCAAAGATAGCCTATGAGCTTGAACCGGATGACGCTCGTTTAGCGGCGAATCTGGATTACATTCGCAAGGCTATTTCTGGCGAACAGCAAGAGGCGGCATAAATCATGGAACTCCAGTCAATCCTCAATGTCGTTGGCGGGGCCGCTATTGCCACTGGCGGCTGGTTTGCACGTGAGATCTGGGGTGCGGTGAAGGAATTACGCCGAGATCTGCATGAACTTGAGGTTGATATGCCCAGGTCCTACGTCAGCAAGCCCGACATGGACAAGCGCATGGACCACATCGAGGATATGTTTAAGCGCATCTACGACAAGCTAGATGGAAAGGCTGACAAATGAGCACAACGGAAGAGAAGCAGGAAAAGATTGCACTTGAGATGGCGGCAAGCGCCAGCAAGGGCGCACTGGTTGAAAAGATCACCTTTGCCGGTATCCCAATCCTGTTCTCTTGCGTCATTTATCTGATGAGCGCCTTGTCGTCCGCAAACAACGAGATCATTCAACTGAAGTCTAAGGTGGCTGTCGTCGTCAATGCTGACAACAAGGCCATTCCTCCGCAGGGGACGACCATCGATATGGCCCAGATCAGGGAACACCTGTCGGACCAGATCGCCAAAGTCGAGAAGGAATCTGCTTTGGCCCGTGCTGCGATGACCTTGGACCGTGAACGGTCTATGGCGGCGGTTGATAAGTCCCGGCTTGACATGGCGGCGGATGCTGCGCAGGCCCGCGCCGCTATCCGCTTTGACATGGCACAACTAATCGCCGCGCTCGACAAGCGCATCACTCTGCTTGAAAAGGGCAAATAAATGGACCTTCTTGCTAAATTTGGCCCCCTACTTGGTCAACTGGCCCCGTCC